CCGTATCCGCCACCCCGCGCCCCATTCCGACATCACGCACCAGCAGCAGATCGTCAACCTCCCACACCGCACGCGTTGCGCGGGTTGGGGTGTACACCCCGCCCTCGACCAGCCGCAGTCCGCCGAGTGCGGGGATGATCCGCACCGGCAGCTGCGCTGCGTCCGACCAGCTCGGCTGTGACGCCAGACGCTGGACGGGAACGACGGCGCTGTTGTACTGCACCGCCAGCCCCGCCAGCAACTCGATAATATCGGTGACGGAACTATACGACATCGCGGTAGCGCTCCAGTATTGCGCGAACGTCATCCGGCAACGCCGACGGCAGCAGCACCAGCCCGCCGTCGGCGACCGTCGGGCGATCCGGATCGTTCGCCGTCCCGCGCTGCCGGTACATCCACGCCGCCAGCCGGATCGTCGCGTGAACGATATCCGCTGGCGGGTTGATGCTGTACCCCCACCGCGCGGTGATCGTCGCCTGCTGCGACGCGCCGCACCAGCGCGCGTTGCGCCGCGCGAGGACGGTGTACGGCGCGTCAGGCGGATCCGCGTCGATTTCCGTCAGCGGGATCGCATCACCGTCGCCGTCGGTCGCGCTGACCAGTTGCGCGATGTAGACGCCGGACGGCAACAGCAGATAATCCCGCTGCAACTGCGCGTCCCACAGCATCACCTCGCGTCCGAACGTCCGAGATGTCGCCGCCGGTGCAGTGAAGGTCTTGCGCGTCATCTGCTCGATAACCGCAGTCGCGCGCACGAGCAGATCGGTCAGCAGCGCGTCGTCAGCGGTCGTTGTGACGCTGAGATATTCCTTCAGTTGCGCCAGCGTCGCGTACATCTGTCACCTCACAGCACGCGCGTCCAGTTCGCCGGAAGCGCTGCGGGAACGTCGCGCGCCGGGAACGCGGAAATCTCAATCGCAATCGGAACGGTCGCCGTGCCCGTCACATCGACTTGCACAAAGAGATGTGACGCACGCTCCATCGCGGCATACGCCTCCTCGCCCGATACGAAAATCTCATAGGACGAGTTTGACGTCAGCGTTGCAATCGCCTTATCCGTCAACTCAGTCGCTCCCGAAGCGGAGTTCGTGGTGTTGACGAACACCCGCAGCGCCGCAGTGCCTACCACCGTCCCGGTGTGCGCAACGATCCGCACCGCCTGGGTGTTCGTAATACTGATCACCGCCGTATCTGTATCCGCAGTGATGTTCGCGTTGAAGAACCGCAAGAGCGGCTGAATGGTCTCCTGAACAAGCATTGTATGTCCCTCCTCCAGCGCCGTCACAACACCTGCATCTCTTTTATTTATAGAGCGTGTTGTGACAGCGCCCGTTGTGCGTTCAGCCGTTGATCCGTAACTGCCGTCACAACACCGCATCTTCTTTTATTTCTATGCAGTGTTGTGACAGTCCGCCTCACCCAAACGTAGTACTCCCCCGCGCCCGCCGCCGGTGTCATCAGTAGTGTCACAACACCCGTTCTTCTTTTATTTCTATAGAGTGTTGTGACACCCCGCCTATTACGTACCGGCCGCGATCTGCACGAACGGGCTGACGGTGTTGTTCCCCGCGCCGTCGGCGAGGATGAACGGCGCGTTGACCAACGGCGCGCCGTCGATCCGCACGCCGAACAGCCACACTGACTGGCGCTTCAAGAAGCGCACGTGCTCGCTGAATGCGACGCTGAACGACGCGCGCTCCACCATCGCGTAGTACGACAAGTCCGCCAGCACCAGCGACCCCGCGCTGTTCACCGCAGGCAAATGCTCGCTGTACGCGATGGGAATGCCCGCGAGCGTGTCGCCGTACACGAGCGACTGCCCGTTGGCGATGTACAGCAGCGTATCGCCCAGCCGCGTCGCCATCAGCCGCGAGCGCCAGAACGGGTGGGCGATCCAGACCGCAGTGGCGCTGCCGGGCAGCAGACGCTGGATCATTGCGAGGACCGTATCGGTGTCGTTTTCGACCTGCGTGCCGCCCGTCGCCCGCGTCACGCTGATCGTCGCCGGATGACCGACGATCCCGCGCGGCTGCCCGACGCCGGTTCCCCGCAGCATCACTCGCGCTTTCAGCACCGCGTACGCGCGGCCGAAGAGCGTAACGAGCGTGTCCTCAAGCGCCTGAGGCGCGTCGGAAATGAGCTCCGTCGACGCTGCAACGTAGGCGTCAGCCGCGTGCGGGCGGAAGATGCGCTGTTCGAACTTCGGTTCGCTCTCTGCAACATCAGCGCTCTGTTCGCGCCAGATAAGCCGCACCCCGCCCACCAGCGCGCTGCTCTCGACGTTCGGCGCTTGGTCTTGTTCGAGCACCGGCAGCGCTAGTTCCGCAGCGTTGGTGCGTAGCATCAGCGGACCGCGACCGGCGGCAACCAACTGGTCGAACAGCATCGGCGCGCCGACGGCGCGGATGCGCTCCTCAAACTGGGTGGGCACCAGAAACCCGCCGCCCGAGCCGGTGGTCTCGTCAAGCGCTTTGCTGCTCTTGTAGACCGCGCGCAGACGCTGAACGTCGTTGGTTGCAACACACTTCAAGAAGTCGCCGAACGACGCCCCATCTTCCGCTGTCGGCGCTGCTGTCGCCACGCCGACGTTCTGCGCCTTGATCGCGGCAGCGACCTCTTCCCGCAGCCGCGCAGCGATCTCAGCCGCAAGTTCTGACTGATTCATCACGATTTCCGTCATCCCTTCCTCCTTCACTTGATGACAAGCCGATAGTTCCGTATCATCGTGCGCGGCTCTGCGGGCGTCGGCGTGATGCTCGCGTCCAGCCCCAGCAGCCAGCGTTTGATATGCACCGCCTTGCCGACTTGCTCACGACGCACGAGATGCGCCGCAGTGCCGCTTGACCAGCCCAACTCGTCCGCAATCTGGGCGAGGTAGCGGTATTTCGCGTCGAGCAGCCCGCGAATGATCACCCCCTCATCGGTCATCTCCAGCGCGCCGTAGCCGATCGGTTCCTCTATCAAGATAAACCCCGACGCGGTTTTCACCGGCTGCGTGTGGTTGAGCCAGATCGGGGTTTCGCGTAGACGCCCGAAGTCGGTTTCTTTTGTGAAGAACTCATTTTCGAGGTCGGTTGCGTCGGGACTGCCGAACACCACGAGCAACCCCTCAACGTCCCCGCTCTCGACCGCCTTCAGCGCCGCGCCGGGCGCGGTCTGCCACTCCATCTCTCACCTCCCCCTCTCCTTCAGCACCGCAAGCGCTTCCTTCTTCGCCGCTTCCGCCGCATCGCGCACCGACGCCCAGCGCCCGCGGTGCACGCGCGCTTGCGGCATTCCGTAGACGTATCGCGCATAGGACGCGGTGTTCTCGACGATCCTCGACGTTTTCGACAGTTTCTTGATCCTCAACTTCTGCCGCAAGTTGCCGGTGCGCCGATAACGCGAGCCCGTGGGCGGCGGCGGATAGATTTGCATCACGCCGTGCGCAGCCGCTGCTCCTGCGTCAAGCGCGGCTTCGATCCGCGCCGCACGAGGCAGCAGCTTGCGCAATGCGTTGTCGAGATCGACAGAGACGTTAACCCGCATCGACTCGCTCCAGTCGCACGCCGCAGCGGCAGCGCGGATGCGCGGGCGGTCCTGACCGTCCGCCCCACTCATCTTCGCGCTTGCCGTGCAATGCGCCGCAGATCGGACAGACGCGCTCATCGTTCGCGGTCTCCCAGATCATCACGTATTCCAGATTGTGCTCTGCCCGCAGCCCGTCGCGATACGCCCGCACGCCAGCGGCTGCGGCTTCAGTCGCAGCCGTGATGGCGACGGTCTCAGCGCGCTGTGCGCCGACGACCGGCTCAATCATCGCGATGAGCTCAGCGCGGTCTGCGCCCGGCATCCGCCGCCACGCCGCGACCGCGCGGGCGATGTAGTCGCGCGTGTACGGATAGAGCAATTCTTCCACTTGGCGGCGCGTCGCTTCCTCAGCCCAGTCCGCAAGCAGCGCGTCGACGTTGACCGTCACGCCGACCTCGACGCGCATCTCGTCCGCGAACAGCCGCGCAATCGTCTCGATGTTGCGACGCATCGCGGGATAGAGCGTCTCGCTGAACATCTGCGCCGAAATCTCGTCTGCGCCGTCGAGCATTATCCCGCGCAGCCGCTGGAATGCGCGCTTGAGATCGCGGTAGAGTTGACGCTCGTGCGGCAGCAAGTCCGGCTCTTCCTCTTTCTTCAGCGCTTTCGCCGCGTCTTCATCCGGCTCCTCGCTTGTCGCGCCGTTGACGCCCGCCAGCCGCAGCGCCGTTCTTACGTCGAGCCCGGCAGCAACCGCCTCGCGCGCTATCGCCAGCCGGTTGCGCAAACGCAGCAGTTCTTGATCCGCCGAGTCTTCGACGAATTGCGGCAGATCGAGTCGCGCGCGGGCTTCGTTGAGCGTCAAAACCGGCTGCCCGGTCAGGCGCTGGATTGCTTCAGCTTTCTCCAACTCCGAGTTCTGCACCGCGTCGATGCGCGCCTCGTTGCAGCGTAAAATCTGATTGTACGCGGCAAAATGCGGTTGCAGCATCGCTGTAACTTCGCGCGCGCGAGTGAGGATCGTCAGAAGAATAAACGTCTGATAGTCGCGCAGCGCAGTCGCGTAATTGCTGGCGTTGCTGAAGACGAGCGACATCGGGACTTGGAACGCGGTGATCATCAATTCCGCCGCGCGCTGAAGCAGCTCCGGCTGCACTGCGTCGGAGAGCGTATCCCCCAGCGTGACGGTTTTGATCTCGCTCGACAGCGCGAGATGCCGGAATGCGTTGCGGATGCCGCTGACGAGTTGGCGCAGCCACTGCTCAAAGCGCGAACGTTCCGCATCGGTCGGTCGTTGCGCAAACATCCACACCGTCGGGCGCACCGCCCCGCGTTCGAAGTACGCCGTCTGGTACCTCTCCGCCGCGAGCAAAGCGCGGGCTTGCGTGAGTGCGGTGGTCACCAGTCCGACCCCCGGCTCAACCTCGCCGCGCACCGACGGCTCCCAGATGTAGAGTAGTTCTGTTTCCGGCTCCAGTCGTATCTCGGCGTTGTTCGCGCGGCGGGTGAACCCGACCAGCCCGCGTTTGGGGTCAGTGGTCGGGGTGATGGTGCGCGGGTGCAGACGACGCAACCCAAGCGGCGCTGCGGGGTCGCGCAACAGATACGCCGCGCCGTACAAACAGAGGTCAATCTCGACGCTGCGAATGAGCGCCGCCAACCTCTCTGCGTCGAACGCCACCAGTGTACCGCGCCGCGTCGTAATCTCCCACGGCAGCGACGCGAGGGCGTTGGCGCGCAACGTCACCGCCGTCCGCACCACCGCGACGCGCTCATACGCCGTCTCGACATCAACCGCGTCGCCGTCGCCGGTAAACACGCCCGTCCACGCGGACGGAAGGAAATCCTCCAGATTGAGCGCCTTGATGTCGTAGCGCTCAAACGGCGACAGTACGAGTTGTGCGGCGGGCTTATACATCAAACAGCACCTCTGTACCCCGCGACGCGCCCCAGACCGCGAGCGCGAGCGCGATCACGCCGTCATCGTGACACCCCTCCGGCGCGCTGTAGCGTGCGCGACCGGACGCGGAAATATCGACGCTGAACATCTCCAGCTCGCTGAGCAGCCAGTCCAGCGCGGGCAGCGTAATCGTTCGCTGCTCCAGCGCCAGCGC